CTGTTAACTCACCCTTTAATTTTGGAAGAAAATGAGGTATTAAAGGCACAAGCAGCAGATGCAAATGAATTACATATTATTGCATCAATATTGGAGATAAATAGAGACTAATGGCATTTATAGAACAAGAAGCAAAAGCGGAATATAAAATAATTAATGGTAAGAAAACATTAGTAATTACACCTGAATGTGAAGTTACCTTAAAGAATTTAGAAACAGGACAAGAATACAATTCAGATAAAGAAGCTGATGACGATGTAGATAATCCTGAAACGTCTACGAAAAGAGAACATATTTCTCGTAGTGTAAAAATAACAGTTGAATCTTTACCTCTTGGTGGAGACTCAAATTTATAATATAGTGGTACGATGGCAATAACTAGAGCACAACAAGCAAGACAGATGTTAAAGGATGGTAATGTAGCTATTCAAGGTGGTGTAGAAAACTATCTTGGTAGACAACCAGAAGTTCAAGCTCCTAGAAAATGGCAATCATCACCAAATAAACCAGCAACAGAACTAGCATACATTACAAAAGCAGAAAAAGATTTAATTATAAAAGAAAACATACATGGTGGATTAGAAGATGGTCCTAACATGGGTCCATCTGGAATTATATCATTAGATAGTTTTGGTGATCTTGGTGGAGCTGGAGCAGGTGGAGCTGACACGGATGCTGGAGGCGGATATGATACAGGGTCAGGGGGTGGAGGTTTTTCTGGTAGGAGTGTTTCTGAAATGGGTGGTGGCAGAAAAGCAGATCAAGAATATGATAAAAGAATGGCAAATGAAAGAGCAAAATTACAAATGGCCGAAAGAAAACAAGCAGAAAGACTTGGTTATGATGAAAGAGAAAACATTGCGGACTATGGCAGTGCTGATGATTTACAACGTTTATACATGAGAGGAGTGCCAAAATCAAATTTACCTGGATTTTTTGGAGTAGGTTTAAATGCACTAACTCCTTTTAGAAATTTTTCTTTAAGAAAAAATATAGATTTTTTTAGAAATGATGCAAGGACAAGAAAAGCAAGAGAAAAATATGGTTTAACAGAACAAGGTTATAAAGATTATATGTCGGCTAGACTATCAGGAGAGATAGATGCTGCTGGTAATCCTATTAGCAGATTTGATGACGATAGTAATGATAATCAAATTCTTTTTCCAGAAGATATGGAAGATAACACCGGTGGTGGAGGTGGCGGCAGTGATGACTCCGATGATGAAGACGATACAAACACAGGTGGTCTAGGTCTTAGATTCATGAGCCGTGGTGGTAGCCCAATGGATGCGCCTACGACAGGTGGGATCATGGACCTTGAAACAGGTAGACAAATGTATTTCTTAGGTAAACTAGTTAAGAAAGCAACAAGAGCTGTAAAGAAAATTGCTAAGTCACCAATAGGTAAAGCTGCATTGTTGTATGGAGCAGGTTCTCTAGGTGCTAGTTTTTTAGGTAAAACTAAAGCTGCAGGTGGTTTAGGAAAATTTTTTTTAGGTACAAAAGGTGTTGGAATGGACGGAGGTTTACCAGGTTTTTTATTTGATAAAGGTTTTACAAAAGGTGGCTTTGGAACTTTTGGTGGCCTTACAGGTAAAGGCATGTTGTCAGCAGGAGCGTTAGCCTTAACACCTTTATTATTTGGCCAACAAGAAGATGATGAAGAAGAAGAATTTTACAGAGGTCCTGGATTAGATATACCTTATATTAGAGGTAATCCTTATACGTTTAGATCTAGAATAGGAGATGGAACAGGTCTTATGACTAGAGCTTTTCAAGATGGTGGATCTACAGAAAAAGAACCAGTAGCTAAAAAGACTATGCCACTATTAGACATGGGTGGCAAAGAAATGGATCTTAGAGAAGATGGTGGATTTGTACCAATAGGTAGAATGGAAAAGGCTGACGATGTGCCTGCAAGATTATCAAAGAATGAGTTTGTATTTACAGCAGATGCTGTTAGAAATGCAGGTGAAGGTGATGTAGACAAAGGCGCAGAAGTTATGTATAATATGATGAAGAACCTCGAATCCGGAGGTGAAGTATCTGAAGAATCGCAAGGATTAGAAGGCGCAAGAGAAATGTTTCAAACATCAAAAAGATTAGAGGAAGTATTATAATGTCAACTACCACACAGCGTAATTTACCTGC